TAAATTACATATTATTTCTAACGAACTACAAAGATATAAAAAAGAATATAACTTAATTGATTTTAACGACATGATTTTAGATTTTGTTAAGTCAGATTTATCCCCCAAGTTTGATGTAGTATTTATAGATGAAGCACAAGATTTGTCTTTAATGCAATGGGATATGACAAAATCTATCTGGAATAAGAGCAAAGATTCTTTTATTGCAGGAGATGATGATCAGGCTATTTTTAAATGGGCGGGTGCAGATGTAGATTCTTTTATAGCTCTACAAGATCAAATGATTAATTTACCCTTAACTCAATCTTTTAGAATTCCCGCTAAAGTCCATACTTTGGTAATGAGAATTGTAAATAGAATTAAACATAGAATAGATAAATAGAATTAAACATAGAATAGATAAAACATGGCAACCTAGAACCAGTGAAGGAGGTCTACAGAGGCATTTTAATATTGAATCAGTAGATATGTCTTCAGGTGATTGGTTGGTGTTGGCTCGAACGAAATTCCTATTAAAAGAAATAGAAGATGTTCTACATCGTAAAGGTTTATATTATGAAACCAAACACAAACGCAGTTATGAAAAAGATATTCAAGAAGCAGCTACCGATTGGGAGCATTTAAGACAAGGACAACTTTTGACTTACAAACAAGTAGAAAAAATTTACGGGTATATGTCCCCGGAGCACAGAGATAAAAAGTTAATACAAGGTATGACTAAAGGGTCCTTTTATGGCATTGACCAATTAACTAAAGACTTTGGATTAAAGACTAAAGGAGTTTGGTTTGAGGCCTTTGATGATGCAGGTTCAAGACGAATAAACTATTTAAGAAAAATGAGGAAGAATGGAGAACAGTTAAATAAAAAACCAAGAATAGAACTCTCTACTATACACGCGGCCAAGGGGGGAGAGTGCCAGAATGTAGTGCTGTTAACTGATCTTACTGAAACTACTTTAGAATCATACCATAACCATCCCGATGATGAAAATAGATTATTTTATGTCGGTGCAACACGTACAAAAGAAAATTTACATATTATAGAACCCAAACGTGAAGCGAAAGCATTTCTAATATAATGCCACACACACTTACCAGTGAACTTGTCTTGTTATCAATGATGACATTTTATTTTGGCATCAAACTTTATTTAGTATTTATAATATGAGCGACGTATATAAAAAACAAGTGGGAGGATCTCATTATCAATCCATGGTTATACAACCCTCTGAATTTATAAATAAAAATAATTTGCCCTTCGCAGAAGGGAATGCTATAAAATATTTGTGCAGACACAAACAGAAAGGACAAAAGAAAGATTTGGAAAAAGCAATTCACTACTGTCAAATGGCAATCGATAGAGATTATCCAGAGAAGGGAAAAACAGTGTCAGAAAAACTACAAGACGAATTGGAACCTATTAAAGATTTCTTAGAAGAAGCTGAGAAAGAGAAAAAAGAATTAGAAGAATCATATAAAGAATCAAGAAGACAAACAGAAGAACGAAAGGAAAAGGAGCGCCATACATACCCTCTTGATTCTTTTAGCGACGACTTACAAAATAGTATTAAAGAATCAAGAAAACAAAGGGAATAATTAAATGATGCAACTACCACTTTTTAAACCGCGAACAGAATGGCTACCACCGGAAGACTTTCCAGATCTATCTAAATATGATGAGATTTCAATAGACCTAGAAACCAAAGACCCTTATTTAAACGTAAGGAGAGGCTCTGGTTCTGTTGTAGGGGTAGGAGAAGTTGTAGGAATAGCAGTAGCTGTTAAAAACTGGTGTGGTTATTATCCCATTGCTCATGAAGGTGGTGGTAATATGGACAAAGGAAAGGTTCTTAAGTGGTTTCAAGCTGTGTTATATACACCAGCCACAAAGATATTCCACAACGCCATGTATGACGTTTGTTGGATACGCGCGTTAGGTTTAAGTATCAGCGGTAAAATAGTCGACACAATGATAGCGTCGGCTTTGGTTGATGAAAATCAAATGCGCTATGACTTAAACAACTGTTCTAGAAGATACACTGGAAAAGGAAAAAATGAAACAGAATTATATGAGGCGGCTAAGAGTTGGGGAGTAGATGCTAAAGCAGAGATGTATATGCTTCCAGCAATGTATGTTGGAACTTACGCGGAACAAGATGCAGTTATTACTTTCGACCTTTGGCAAGAACTTAAAAAAGAAATTAATCTTCAAGATATAAATTCAATTATGGATATGGAAACAGAATTGTTTCCGTGTCTAGTTGATATGAAATTTAAAGGCGTTCGCGTGGATGTGGAAGCAGCGCACAAATTGAAAACCACATTAGTTGAACAAGAAAAACAATCATTAAAAGAAGTAAAAAAAGAAACAGGTATAGATACCCAAATATGGGCAGCACGATCCATTGCACAAGTTTTTGACAAGCTTGACTTAGACTACGATAGAACTGAGAAAACATCTGCTCCTTCCTTTACTAAAAATTTTTTAGCGAATCACCCCCACCCACTGGTGAAACACATTGCTCGGGCTCGTGAAATAAACAAGGCCCATACCACATTCATTGATACCATAATAAAACATTCCCACAAGGGTAGAATCCATGCTGAAATTAATCAGCTTAGAGGAGATAATGGAGGAACGGTGACCGGAAGATTTTCCTATAGTAATCCAAATTTACAGCAAATTCCTGCACGGAACAAGGAGCTTAAACAAAAGATTAGGGGTCTATTCATCCCTGAGGAGGGCCATACATGGGGTTGTTTTGACTATTCTCAGCAAGAGCCTAGGTTGGTGGTGCATTATGCAACTTTACAGAATCTCTATGGAGTGGACGAGGTATTGGAAGCCTATAAAGAAGGCAATGCGGACTTTCATGACATTGTAGCAGACATGGCCGAGATACCAAGATCACAAGCTAAGACTATAAACCTGGGTCTCTTCTATGGTATGGGAAAAAATAAATTACAAGCTGAACTTGGAGTAAACAAAGATAGGGCTGACGAACTATTTAAAAAATATCATAATAAAGTTCCATTTGTAAAACAACTGATGGATAATGTAACGCGTCGTGCAGAAGATTCTGGAAAAGTGAGAACTCTTTTAGGACGTCTTTGTCGTTTCCATTTATGGGAGCCCAATCAATTCGGGATTCATAAAGCATTGTCTCATGAAGCAGCACTCGCGGAACACGGACCAGGGATCAAACGCGCCTACACGTACAAGGCATTAAATAAATTAATCCAAGGAAGTGCAGCTGATATGACAAAGAAAGCAATGATAGAACTATATAAGGAAGGAATCATTCCTCATATACAAGTACATGATGAGCTAGATATTTCTGTAGAAAGTGATAAACAAGCAAAACGTATAATCGAAATTATGGAAACTGCAGTAGATCTTGAAGTTCCTAATAAAGTAGACTATGAATCGGGCCCTAATTGGGGTACAATAGAATAAACAAGGAGAAAACTATGAACAAATTAAAACAAGTATGGGTGTTAGCAAAAGCTCATCCACAAACATCTATCATTATAGCAATAGTGGTTGTTGCCATATATTTTTTAAACTAGGAACTGTATGACCCATGGCCTATCTAAATGCAAACATCCCTGCTACCTATGCGCAGATCAGGAGAGAATATCTCTATGACCTTAAAGAGCACCATGGAGAAGTGGAAGACTGCATTATATTTGGCTTGGCATCGATTACAGGGCGTCCCGTACTCTTTCATGCAATTATGGAAAACGGTGCTGTCTTCTATAGGCTCCCTATTTCAGCGTTCATTCAAAGAGGATTTAGAGAAGATCAAGTTCCTAGGATGCGACTTGATGAGCTGGAGCTATGGAATTGCTTTAGTTATTATCCTAGCGTTTTGCTTTTTGATATCCTAGACGGACAAGCTGGAAAGTTTTTTGGAAAAGATAAAAAAACCTATCCGGGTGCGTATCTTTTTACAGTTGACTGGGCACATCCAGAGAGTAATATAGTAGACACAGATCATTCTGAAATATCGCATGAACATAAGTGCGCCCACATTCTCGCCTTAGAGAATGGAAATTATGCAGCGCAACCTAATAATCGTATCCTTTGGGATATACCTTCGTTTACAGTAAGAGACGAAGTACCAGATTGGAAGGTTCAAACTTCAGATTGGAATGTAGAGGACACAGGTAAATGGAAAACAGAAGATACCGATAGGTACTTTTATAAAATTGAGGAAAAGAAAAATGATTAAAAAATGGATAAAATCTCTAATAGAAAAAGTTTTTGGTAAATTTTGTAAATGTGAAGAAAAATATTTAGCTGACGAAAAAGCCATGGCTGACTATACAGACTCTTTTAAGGAGAAAAAAAATGAAGAAGTGTAAAAATTGTAATTGTGATTGTCACTGTGATGGAGATCTTCATTCAGATGTGTACGGAGTATGCACCTGTGATAATTGTAAGTGTCGTGAAGTAAAAGAGGAACCAGTAGGGGTCGTCGTTGACGACACAGGAGAATGTGAATCATGTCAATAATAAAAAAAATATTTTTAATACTAGCACTACTTGCATTTACTTCGTGTGTTGCAGTAGGGCCTAAATGTACTTACACACAAGAAGGAACTAAACTATCATCTTGGATTTGGTTTACTAAAGAAGTGCCAATAGACTTAAGCAAAGATAATTGTAATTAATATGAATGATAAAGTTATTACTGCACTCTTGGCTATTCTCATCGCCCTTGGAGGCTGGACGCTCTCGCGAACATTCTCACTGTCACAAGATATGGTCTTGGTTAAAGAAAAAGTATCGGGGATTGAAGATGAAGTA